ACCCCCGTGCCAGGTTCACGGGATCACTCTTGTGGCCGTTGGATTATAGTGACACGTGGACGATCAGGATCCGTGATTACATCTGACGGAAGATCGTTCACTCCTTCCACGAAGCTTCGTGGTAGGGCCCTATAAGCGCGTATACTTTAACTTTACTTTAGTAAAGTAAAGATTGATGTGACGTTAGTAATATTCGTTGCTTAGTGGATTACAGCTGTCTTTGCTTCGTCTCGAAGCAAAGGTGTTTTTTTTTGTCTATAAATACTCTTCCTTTTCGTTGTTTCACACAACGAAAATGGTTAGCAATTGGAATTGGTCTGGTAAGAAAGGGAGAAGAACTCCACGTCGTGGTTATTCCAGGCCATATAAATCTGCTGTTCCTACGACGAGGGTTGTTGTTCATCAATCCGCAGTGCTGAAGAAAGATGAAGTTTCTGGTAGTGAAATCAAACCGGAAGGTGATGTTGCTCGTTATAAGATGAAGAAGGTGATGCTAACATGTACGTTGAGGATGCCTCCAGGAGAGTTAGTGAACTACCTTATTGTTAAGTGTAATTCACCAATTGTTAATTGGTCTGCTGCTTTTACCTCTCCTGCGTTGTTAGTTAAGGAGAGTTGTCAAGACATGATTACAATTATTGGTAAAGGAAAGGTTGAGTCCAATGGAGTTGCTGGGACAGATTGTACTAAGTCGTTTAATAGATTTATTAAATTAGGTGTTGGTGTTAGTCAAACACGACATGTATATGTTGTATTGTATACTAGTGTAGCTTGTAAGGCTGTATTAGAACATAGAATGTATATTGAAGTGTAAATCATTTGTAATGAAGAACACATGAATAATAAATAAATGAATTCCATTTGATCTTGGTACTCTGCGAAGCAGTGTTGTTTGTTGTTTTTATTTCCTTATTTGCCCTTCATTAATGAAGGGGATTTGTCTAAAATACCCCTGGGAATACTGTTTGATCCTGGGACAGCCTGGCACGGGGCTTAGTATT